CTTAACCCAAACGCTTCCTGTTGGGTGTGGTTCTTGTGAGGTTGACTTCCATGATGGAACAGCAGTGTGTGGGTCCATCGCTAGGTCTGGAGCATAGTAAACACCTGCTGGTTGACCAAAGATGTTCTGAATGCTTTCAGATCCATCAATCAATTCAATAAAGTCTTTTGAATCTGAACCTGTGCCATAAACACTTCCTGTAACATACATTGTTAGTTTGTTGTTTACATTAGCGGCCTTGATGCCATCTGGAGCGGCATTGTTAATTGCCGTAACCATGTCGTCAACATTGGCTCCGCCTGTAAATGTAACAACTGTGTTATTAATTTGAAAATCTTGTGAACCAGTTAGTCCGCTGTGGCCATCTTGTGCCGCCACAAATGCCGCATGTTTTTTGCGCCAAGCAGTTGATCCAACAAGTTCCCAAGTAATTGGGTTACCATTTGTTGTATAATCTACGCCTTTGTAATACAGTCTAACCACATCAGAAACTGTTACGATCGCATAATCGCCGGCTTTACCAACGCTTGATGCTGGTGCTGAACCGTTTAGTTTATCAGTATCATCTGCTGTGATAACAATTGGAGTCTTTGACACAAACTTTTGTCCGCTGAGATTAGCAGGAGATCCATCCCATTCGAACACACCAAAGGTTGTTGATTGTGTATCTAGCCACCATTGACCGTCCTTAGGATCAGACCCAGGAACTGATGCTGTTCCTGTAAGCTCGTTTAGATCGATGTCTGCCCTAACAACATAAACTTGGTTAGCAACACCCAAGAATGAATATGCCGCTTGTAATCCGTATTCGTTTTGTTCGTCGCCGTGACGTGGACTACCTGAAACTGTTTTCTTGAAAATTGGAGTTCCAAAGAACTCAGCAAGTTCTCTCTGACTTGTAATTCTGTATACTGTACCTGCGTTTGAGGCCAGTGTTCCCACTGCGGTTCCTGTACCGCTTGCATTTTGTTTGTCTTGTGCTGTTGCTACTACGACAAGAGGAGTAGTTCCACCGTCCGCTGGACTGTAAAAACTCTCATCAATTACCGTAACGTCAACACCTGGTGATTGTAGTGCCATTCTATTTTCTCCTGATGGTTAAACTCTTGTATTGATATTTAGCGACTTTTACCAAAAAAGCACCTACTTTACGCCAGAAAAAGGGATGAAAAAGGGTAAGTATTTGTATGAGACCACTTTGTGTATGCGGCCTAAGGCCAGCCGCAGTTAATTATAAGAAGAATGGAAAGACCTACTATAGGAAGCAGTGTGAGGCTTGCCTAAAGCATGGAGAATATCACGGCATACCTAGGTGGTATAGGCTCGGTTATAGGATGAAGTCTAGTTGCGATAAGTGTGGACACAAGTCTCCACACAAAGAAGTTTTTAACGTGTATCACATAGACGGCGACATGAACAACTGTCGTCCTAGCAATCTAAAGACTATATGTGCTAACTGTCAACGCACACTTCAGAAAGAAGGTAGTCGCTGGAAGCAGGGAGATCTAACCCCCGATTTTTAAAAATGGTGCGCATTAGTATGCGAACATTCAATTTTAGTCGATCCAAATCGCCATTGTTATCAATAGTGTAATCGCACATCCATTGTTCGATGGTCATGCTGGATGCGGGCTCTAGGTGACAGTGATCGGAGCGATCTACCCAAATAGCGTAATCAAAAATTTCCTCATTCTTCATCGCGAAGAACTCTCGCTTGTTGCGTAGTCCACAATAGATGTCATGTTTTTCAAAGAGATTCCTGCCAAGGCGTGCTAGATCGTCCTTGCAGTAGCCATGAATAAGATTATACCATTCAGTACGATGATTGTGTCTGTCGTTGTAGCACTCTTCTTCGTTGGCATATCCGTACTTTAGTTTGAGTGTTTCAAAAATAAACAGTTCTGAACAGAATTTGGATGATGATTGGAATGTATATCCGTATGCTTCTAGCATTTCACATACAGTATCTTTGCCATGACGGCCGTGTCCGACTACAAGTAATTTAGGTAGCACTTTAAATAATCTCCTTAGAATATACCTTAAAGTATACACTAAAGATCATATCAAGTCAACCTTTATCTCCAAGGTTTGGCTTTCTTTGTGCTTCTTGGGTTATTGAGTCTATTAGCCAATACGCTTGCTGTATTGATTGATTTGGTGCGCTTTTGGCGCCTTGCTTGTGTTGGTGCTGTTCTTGCCCTTGTGGTTTTCATTCTTTGGGCTTTAGCAACATCTGGATGATCAAAACACTTTGAAGGATGGCTTACCTGTCTGCTCTTGCGTGGGCCCGAAGCACAGCGGAATTTTTGTTTGACGGCTCCGCCTCTGGCGTCGTGCTTGCCGACACCCCAGACCATCTTGGCGGCCTCTGTGTAAAATTCTTCGTATTCTTCTGATATGAATTCTGATGCTTTCATTGTTTATCCTATGATCAAACTATATCCGGTGTTGTTGCTTCCTGCCACCGAAGTTGTTAGTTCAATTGTAAGTCTTTCAATGTCTGCCTGTGCTTCCGCTTTTAGGTTAGCACCGTTTAATGCTGTGCCACCTTGTGGTCCTGCGATACTAGCAAACTTCTCACGTGCCTGTGCCAACATCATTTTACAGTTGGCAAGTGTGTAATCTCTAATCCATTGTCCTGCGTACACATCCTTGATGATACTGACATCGGGTCTTCTATTATATACATGAAGTGCTACTTCTTCCTCTGAGCGAGGTCTTTGATGAATATACAATTTCTTAGTTTCTGGATGCCAACTAAACTGTATGAAACTACCAAATGTTTTGCCCACACGTTCCTGGTATCCCGCAAACAATTCATATGTTGCTAGTCCTCCCATATTCGTTGAACTCAACAAGTAGGTGTTTGTGTAAGCAAGGTTAAAAGGCTCAAATACAGTTCCGCCTGATCCGCCGCCGCTTCTTGAACCGATGCTTCTACGCATCACTTCTCTTACCATCTGAATTTCATCTGGAAGAATATATTCGTTTTGATCAAGCTCTAATTTTAAAAAAGCAAAACTCTCCTCAACAGCGTTATCAGAACGCTGTCTAAACACACCCAAAGCCCTATCCAGTGCTGTTTCGTAGTGTGCGGGATCTAATTCAACATCAATCATACCGTCACCTAGCATAGTGCGGCAATAATCGAATACTTTCTGTTTTTCTTGGTCTAATTGGCTCATGTAAGTATTTATCGTTCCGATAAATATGTTTATGCCAAGACTTAGTTTATACCGCCCGGAAAAGGGAAACGATTACAAATTTATAGATAAAACCGCATGGGAAATGTTCCAAGTGGGAGGTACCGATGTGCTTGTACACAAGTATATAGGCCCTGGAGAACAAGCCAGCGGAGAATACAGCCCAACAGTTCCTAACTATGAGGGTGATACTTCTCGTCCAGAAACACGCATACAGGATATGTTGTTCTTGGAGAATAGAGATAGAAAATACGAACCCGATGTTTACCCATTGCGTGGTGTGTACAATGTTAACAATATTGATTTTAATCTCAGCCAGTTTGGATTATTCCTACAGAATGATACAATCTTTATTACATTCCACATCAATGACACTGTAGAAAAACTTGGCAGAAAATTAATGGCAGGTGATGTTATTGAATTACCACACCTCAAGGATGATCACGCACTGAATGATCTAACATTTGCCCTCAAAAGATTTTATGTAATTGAAGAAGTCAATCGTGCGGCAGAAGGATTCAGTGTAACATGGTACCCACATCTATATAGAGCCAAATGTACTCCATTGGTAGACAGTCAAGAATTTAAACAAGTGTTGGACAGCATCGCTGATCAAGAAAATTACAAAGGCAACTGGAACGCAGATGTACAGTATGAGATCGGAGACGTTGTGGAATTTGAGGGTGTCAAGTATACCGTTACAGCATCAGTACAGGGCATTGCTCCGCCAAACACAAACTACTACAAGTTTGCTGATAAACTAAGAGACATTATGAGTACCTATGAAAAAGAAATGCAGATTACACAAGCAGTTCTTGATCAAGCAGAATCAGATGCTCCAAAGAGCGGATATGATACTACACAATTTTATACAATACCAATTGATGAAAACGGCGATGTAAAACTAGTAACAACTGATAATGCCGATGTTAATGCTAGCCAGACTGGCAATGTTATGGATGCCAGTGTTGTTTTGGCAACACCAGTAAAGGATGGCACACAAAGTTATCATGAGGACGGTGAAGTACCAAACGGTGCTCCGTTTACAAGCGGAATTACTTTCCCACTTGCTCCTGTAGAAGGCCAGTTCTGCTTGAGAACTGATTACTTTCCAAAGAGACTATTTAGATATGATGGAAGAAGATGGGTGAAATACGAAGATAATGTGAGAATGACCATGAGTCAGAACGGAACCGACAAGGATGATCCAAGACTCAATCAGAAGGGAACGTTTATTAATAACAATAACGTAAGTACAATAAGAGGTAAACAGGTTCAAGAGAAGCAGAGTTTATCCAAAGCACTTAAACCTAAGGCAGACGAATAATGGATTTCTTTTACGACGGTCAGATAAGACGATACGTTACACAATTCATGAGAATGTTTATAGGTTTCCAATACCAAGACGGTGATGGAGACTTGAGAAGCATTCCTGTGTCTTACGGAAATCTAACCAAACAAGTAGCGCAGATTATTAAAGAAAACTCGGAAAACAAACTACCGAGTGTTCCTAAGATTGCTTGCTACATTACAGGTTTAGAGTATGATCGAAATAGATTGGCTGATCCATCATTCGTGAGCAAGCTCAGTCTTAGAGAAAGAGATTATGAGTTTGATGAGAACGGTGATCCTGTGTACGGCAATACACAGGGAGGCGGCTATACTGTTGAAAGACTGATGCCAACACCATTTAGGTTAACAATGAGGGCCGATCTTTGGACTTCAAACACGGATCAAAAATTACAGATTCTAGAACAAATACTGGTACTGTTCAATCCAAGTTTGGAAGTTCAAACAACTGACAACTACATTGACTGGACCAGTTTAACCGTTGTCGAACTCACCGGACAAACATTCAGCAGTAGAAGCATACCACAGGGCACAGAAGTTGATATCGATATTGCTAGTTTAGACTTTGAAATGCCAATATACATTTCACCGCCCGTTAAGGTCAAGAAACTGGGTGTTGTACAAAACATTGTTATGAACATGTTTGATACAGAAACCGGAGATCTAAAAACACTCAATGAACTAGCATTTAATATTAATCCTGATGATAATCCAGACTATAATTCACGAAGTGTTAATACCACTCCTGGAGGATTTGGTGTGCTGTTACTTTCAGCAAAGACAGTTACTGGCGTAGACACAGGAACCTACTATGTTAGTGTGTTGGATTCTGCTGAGGCAGTTAAAGAACTAGGACTTGATGTACCAATCAAGCAAGGTACAACAATTGATTGGAATAAGATTATGGATCTATATGGCGGATACAAACCAGGAATCAGCCAGGTTAGATTTTTACAGCCAAGCGGAAATGAATTAGTTGGAACGTTTACAGTTAATCCATTGGATTCGTCTTATCTTGATGTTACATTTGATGAGGATACAATTCCTGATAACAGTACAGACATCCCATTTATTACAGGAATAGTTGATCCGACAACATTCAATCCTATCGCAAAGTTTAATGGTATTGCGAATATACCTAATGCCACAAGGTATTTGATACTTGAGAATATCGGCAATAGAAAAGACATCATTGTTAAAACACTCACACTCACTGGTTCAA